GATTCTAGGTCCAAGCCTAGGGCCACTAATAGACAAACAAGGGGTGAGATTGACCTATCTAATAATCATCTCCAATCTGTGTACAAGTTTTTTCCCATCATCTGTAAGTTCCAAGCACATTAGGTTCCCGATGTAATCTCTTTTTAATAGGTTTTTATCAACTAGGCGCTGAATAGTTTGTGTGCTTGTTGATGATGCCAAGCCTAGATCTATCTCTAGTTCTTTTTTGTAGCAGCCATCATTAGCTGCTACATATAAAAATAGGGATGTTAGTTTTGCAGGCATGAGGCAACAGTAGTGATACGTCTACAAGATGTTGTCAATGCAGACAAGGTTTATGTGAGTGACCTTGGAGACAATGAAATGATTGATACTTTAGATATAATTGACCAGCGATTTATAAAAACAACCGTTGAGCAATATGTTGAGAATGACTTCAAAAGTGTTATAGATAGAATTAGACTTAAGGTGTCAGTATCAGCTTCTACTGTAAGAGGCTGGCAAAGCGAAGTAAAACTATTTAGTGAACAAACAGGATGCAAATCTTTCAACACTGTTACTCATGACATAGTAGAAAAGTACATCGAATATCTTGTATCAACATGCAACAAACACAGCAGCTTTAAAACAAAGTACAACAGGCTAAAGACTGTTAACAAGTATGCTGAAGCCTACAGAATTACTGATCAATTATACTTTGACAGTAAGAAAATAATGGGAATTAAAATAAACAAAGGACCAAGAGGTGTAATCAAAGAAGAGAAATGTCTTGACATATCACTTGCTGATAAATACTTTACCATTAAAAAGATCGGACAAGTTAGCAAATACTTTGACACATACATCAGAACTCATTGGTGCATGCGATATACAATTGCACATATAGGTGAAATTGAAGGGTTAGTTTGGGAAGACATAGATCTTAACAATCGCACTTTATCAATCCAAGCTAATGAATTAAGGGAACTTAAGACATCACAACGTGGACGAACCTTGCCAATGATTAAACCTCTTTATCAATTACTAAGCGAAATGTATGAACAATCAACAACACAAACTGGCTCAATTTTTAAAAAGAAACCAAAACTTGACTGGGGATGTAGTATTCGTCATCACTATAGCAAGTTTGATCTAAGTCCTAAATCATGTCGAGACTATGGATCTGGTCTCATTCAAAGTAAGTATGGTGACCAAGATCGTCGAGTAAAGTTAATTCATGGTCATGGTAAATCAGATGGGACAAGTACAGCAGACTATGGCGATATTAAGCCAGAAACATTACTACCCATGATGGAGTTACTGATGTAAAACGTTACGACATCGCAAGGACGCAGGCTCACATAGGTGGGCCTTTTTTAATGCAATCAACTATCCAGAACACCATGAAATACTTTAAAGTTACTTGTATCGAAGGAGAAATTATCATCATTGCTGATGATGCCATGGAAGCAAGTTATATCGCATTAGAAGTAAGCAACCAAATGAATTATTCACTTATAGATGTCGAACCTGTGAAAATGTCTAAGGGTCAATACTACCCCAACAAATTAGATGCACTCATGGACATAGACAGTGACATGTTTGATGAACTACCGTTTGACGAATTTTACGAATGGCGAGTCTGTTCCCATGAATTAGCCCCTGGCATCCACTCGATCATTCGGGTGACAAACAAAAACACAGGAAAAATCAAAGAACACACATATAAATCCCGTGGACATGCAATCAGAAAGGTTAAATCATTAATGAAAAACCCAAATGTAACTTTCTCAGTTGCTACAGATGCTGGCGTTGTTGGCTATCCATAAAAAGTTTTATGAAGACAATAGTTAAGGGAAAGCGTTATGTGCTGGTCAACCTGTAACACAACGACTAAGTTCTAAACGTACACACGACCCGTGAGTACATACACTTGGTACACCCAAAATGGATGACGCAACTGGACTAGTTGAACAGTACATCAACTACCTCTGTGAAAATTCAGAAGATGCTGATCCTGATTACGAACGGTATCTTTGGGAGCTAGTAAAACTAGAAGCAAAATTTTACGGCAACTGATTATCCGCTATTACCTGTATGCAAACCAAAGAAGATGTACTCGAATATTTCGAGTTAGCTTTAAATGAGTGTGTGGGTCATCCACATGAACATGAGTTAATTGAATTATTAGTAAGTCAAGTCAGCGACGAGTACAACCTTATCCTTAACTACGATGCCTACACCAGCACAAATTGAGCGTCAGGTGCAACTTGAAACAAATCAAGTTGAATTAGGTGTACACAAACTACATAAACAAATCAAAAAATTAGAACAACAAAAGTATGCGAGTGCCAGTATTTACGGTACTTCTGCTGTCAACGATCTCCTGCCTGCTTTGGTGGGACATCTTGAAAAAACTGAACATCGTATAAAAAGCAGAAGAAATGGGCCGATGTATGCTGAAATCCAAGAGATGCTCAACTGCATTGACAAGGAATCAGCATGTCTAATTGGTTTAAAGTTGTTTATTGACTGTGTCTTTTCAAGGAAAGAAAAACACAAACAAACAATCAATGTTACAGATTCAATCGGCACTGCAATACAAAATGAGTGTCAAATAAGGTATTATAAAAAGACTCACCCCGGTTTATTCAAAAGCATTGTTGACCGTTATTGGCACGATGCAATGGGGACTCAACAAAAGATTACTACAACACGAACACTATGGAACAGGATTGATGATGTCAAACCATTTAAACCTTGGCCGAGTGCAACACGTATAAAGATAGGTAGTTGGTATGCAGATGCTATATGTGAAATAACAAATTGGTTTGAAATTGTAAGAAAACCAAAAAGCTACAACATATTTGTACCATCTGAAACTTTTTATAAGTATCAAAAAGAGATTTTTTCCATATCAGAAATGTTTTGTCCTATCAAGCTGCCGATGATTGCAGAGCCAAACGATTGGTCAGACAATTATGCAGGGGGATACTACACAAATAAATTGTTAAGAAACTGCCCATTAGTACGTAGATCCAAACGGACCATTATACAGGGGGAAACTCCTGTTGCATTTCTGAACAAGATTCAGAAGACGTCCTTCAAAATCAACGAGTTTATAGCTGAGGTATCTGACACGCTATGGGAGCAAGGGATTGAAATCGGTAAATTCAAGCCGATTAAACAAGTACAGGTCGTACCTAAACCACCCGACATTGAAACAAATGAACAAGCTAGAAAAGAGTATTGCCGAACAAGGGCAAGAATCGAAAATGAACACTTCAGCTATCTCCAAAAAACAGTCAGGACTCGCATCACATTAGAAACACTAAAAATGTTTCGTGATGAAGAAAAATTCTATCACGGATATTCTTTTGACTACCGTGGGAGATGTTATCCAATCGCAACTTTTCTTTCTCCACAGTCAGACGACTTCGGAAAATCCTTACTTTGTTTTTATGAAGGTAGTTATGTAACCCCAGAAGCTGAAGAATGGTTGGCATTTCAGGTAGCAACTTGCTATGGAAACGGCCTTGATAAGTCAACAATGCAAGAAAGACTGCAATGGACAAAAGACAATAAGTCTTTAATTCATAGAATAGCTATCGATCCAATTGGACGTATATCTGATTGGGAGGTAGCAGATGAGCCGTTTCAATTCTTAGCAGCTTGTGAGGAATATAATGCAGTAATTATTGATTGCACAAGACAATTCACCCATAGCATAGTGGCATGCGATGCCACTTGTTCTGGAATTCAGGTGTTATCTGGCCTCGCCAGAGATAAAAGTGCAGCAATGCTTGTCAATGTAACACCATCAAACAAAGTTCAGGATGCATATGCAGTTATTGCAGAAACATCTAAGCCTCACATACCTGTTGAAATTCATCATGTATGGAACAGAAAGGCCGTCAAGAAAGTAGTTATGACTTTGCCTTACAATGCAAAACCTCATAGCAACCGTCAATACATACGTGAAGCATTAAAGGAACAAAATGTACAAATTAAACCTGATGTCCTTACACAAATTGTAAAAGCAGTACGAAATGCAATGCATGAAAAAGTTCCTGGCCCTATGGCAGTCATGTCATGGATTGAAAAGGAAGTTACAAATGCATTTAAACGAGGTGTGACTGAACTTAAATGGGTAACACCATCAGGATTCATAGTTCATCAAAGGCTCAACAAATACAAATCAACAAAACGCATAGAAACAGAGTTGTATGGTAACACAGTTAAATACAGACTCGGTGAAGAAAGTGATGAGCCTGACATTCGACACCACAAAAATGCAACAAGTCCAAATCTGATACACAGTTTAGATTCTTCACTTTTACATTTAACAGCTTTAAAATTCGATGCACCTATCGCACTAATACACGATTCAGTGTTATGTCGTGCAACAGATATGTCTAGTCTCAACACGATAATTCGTGAAACTTACAGACACCTGTTCGCTGAAAATGATTTCCTTACGGATTTCGCAAAGCAAATTGGGGCTGAGACAGCACCACCAATAATTGGTGATTTAGATCCAAAAACAGTTACAAACTCCACTTATTTCTTTTGTTAATATGGCTTACACCACCTACGTTACGACTAACCCTGTCATCCTTGATGGTTATCAATCGCTCTTTGAACCTAACAAGTTCAATAAGCACTCAATGCAAGTTGTGATGGATGACGAGCACATTGACGCACTAATTGCTGAACGACCAGAAATGCTGAACTGGGCAAAAAGTAAGGCAAAAACAAAGCGTGTCAACGTACGTCTAGAACCTTGGGAAGAAGTTGCCGAAGGTAAATTTAAAGTAAAATTTAGTTGGAATCCAGATGTAAAGGTTCCAATTGTTGACTCAAAGGGTGCACCAATTACAGGCAATCTGCGTGTTTACAGCGGATCAACATGTAAGGTTGCATTCCAGCAAAAGCCTTATGTACAGCCTGACAGTGTAGGTACTGCACTGAGAGTCAAGGCAATTCAAATCATCAGCGTTGCAGCTGGTGGTATGTCAGATGAGGGGAATTTGAATGAGGAATCAGCTGCTGAATTGTTTGGTAAATCCGAAGGGTTCAGTGTTGATGATCCCAACGTTAAATTCGACGAATCAGTTGAGGCAATTGAAGGAGCTGAGGATTTCTGATGGGCTACCGCTCCGGTCTTGAGGAGCGAGTTGCTGAAACATTAGACACTATAGGTGTCATTTACGAATACGAATCAACACGCATCCCCTACACACTTCAATGTCAGTATTCACCCGATTTTGTACTAGCCAATGGAATCCACCTTGAAGCCAAAGGTTATTTTAGTTCAAAGGATCGCCGCAAAATGCTTGCTGTGATTAAGGACAACCCAAGTCTAGATATACGCATGGTGTTTCAAAAACCATACCAAAAATTATACAAAGGTTCTAAATCTACGTATGCCTCATGGTGTGAGAAACACAGCATTCAATACTGTTCTTATTATGACATTCCTGTTGAATGGCTGATCTAGATAGCGAGTTTGTACGACACCTACCTTGCACAGCTTGTGGATCGTCAGATGCAAATTCATTGTATTCAGACGGTCATACATACTGCTTTAAATGTAACCACTACACCCGATCATCTGAAGATGAGCCAATGAATAGTTTTACTAATGTACAACTAAGAGGAGCAGCAACCAAACTTCCTAAGAGAAACATCTCACAACAAATATGTGAGTTGTACAAAATCTACATGGATGGTGAGAATCTGCGCTTTCATTACTTTGATGAAAATGGTCGGGTACTAGGTGTCAAAACCAAAACAAAAGACAAACAATTCCGTTATGAAGGTACGACCGATGGCCGATTCTTTGGACAAAACTTGTATCCCAGTCACGGGAAATCAATTGTCATTTTCGAAGGTGAACTCGACGCAGCGTCTGGTTCGGAGGCGCTCGGAGGTCGATGGCCAATGGTCTCACTTCCTAGTGGCGCGGCAGCCGCTAAAAAATCAATCCAACGAAACCTAGAGTATCTTCAAGGCTACGAAAAGATCATCTTATTTTTTGATAACGATGATGCTGGGCAACAGGCTGTAAAGGATGCTGCATCAGTACTTCCACCAGGTAAAACATTTGTAGCTCACCTCCCGACGTACAAAGATGCGTCTGAGGCATTGCAAGATAACGACTATGAGTCGGTAAAACAGGCAATATATAAAGCTAATCCGTATCAACCTGATGGAATTATTGATGCAAAAACACTCTATGAAAGTGTCACCAACCACACCGACAATTGCCTCCACGAATACCCATTCAAAGGACTCCAAGAAAAAACTCACGGGATCAAACTGGGAACCCTTACTACGATTGTTGCAGGTACTGGCATCGGAAAATCAAGCTGGTGTCGTCAATTGTGTGCTTACCTTCTCAACAAGGGAGAGCGGTGCGGTTACATGGGGCTTGAAGAAAGTGTCAGACAAACAACTCTTGGATTGATGTCAGTTGATCAAGAAAAAGCATTCCACATTGGCACACACGATAGGAAAGAACTTGCACAAGCTTTTGACAATTCTATCGGTCGCTGGAATCTATTTCTCTATGACGGGTTCGGTAGTGTAGATCCTGATGTTATCTACAACAGGGTTGAATATCTAGCGACTGGTCTTGATTGCAGGGTCATCTTTGTTGACCACCTGTCCATCCTTATTTCAGGTCTAGATGGTGATGAACGCCGTCAAATCGACAAGACAATGACCCGACTGAGGTCTCTAGTCGAGCGTACACAAGTATCTATGTTTTTGGTATCACATTTAAGACGAACACAAACGGATCAAAACCATGAAGAAGGAGCAAAGGTCAATCTCGGACAGTTGCGTGGATCAGCAGCGATTGCTCAACTCTCAGATATGGTCATTGCCATTGAACGAGATCAACAGAGCGAGTCTGCTGGAAATGCTTCGACTCTGCGAGTCCTTAAAAATCGTTATTCAGGGGAGACTGGCCCAGCTGGAACGCTCGAATACGACTTAAATAAATGTAAATTCTATGAAAAAGACGCAGCAGATTATTTCTCTAAAGAGACCGAACCCCCCGACTTCTGAGGCTATTAAAAAAGCACAGTTTATCGATAAAACTTACCAATGGGCAGGAAGTGAATCTAATCTTCGACCTAGAAACTGATGGTCTACTAAAAGATTTTACAAAAATCCATTGCTTATGTATCCATGACCTAGATGCTAACAAGTCTTACACCTTTAATGATCAAGGTAATCAAGAACCAATAGTCAGAGGCATCGAGATGCTTGCTGACGCTGATTCTATTATTGGACACAATGTGATTTACTTTGATATACCTATTATCAAAAAAATCTACCCTTGGTTCACTTATAAGCATGTAGTTGATACTCTGCTTTGCAGTAAGTTGTATCACCCAAACATGCTCAAAATTGATATGGGGCGTAAATGGAACATGATGCCTGGAAACCTGTGGGGCCGCCATAGTCTTGAGTCCTACGGTTACAGATTGGGTGTCTACAAAGGAAGCTTTGGTAAAGACACTGACTGGAAAGAGTGGAGTCAGGAGATGGAAGATTACTGCGAACAAGACATCATAGTCACCACCAAACTATGGAATCACTTCGAGCCAAAATTCCTCCGTTCATAGAAATGGAGCACCAAGCCGCAAAAATCTTACAAAAACAAGAGGAACATGGATGGCAATTTAATGAAGCAGCTGCATGGGAACTTGCATCTACTCTCGAAGAAGAACTTCGACAACTTAGTCGAGTACTTCAACAGGGGCACGCTTACGTGCCAACAAGTACTTTCACTCCAAGCCGAAATGATAAATCAAGAGGCTATATCAAAGGGTGCGAGTTCACAAGAATCACAGCTTTAAATGTAACCTCAAGAGACCACATAGCATGGATATTAAAAGAGCACTACGGCTGGGAAGCGGAGAAACTCTCTACGAAGACAAAAAAAGCCGTAATCGACGAAGTTGTTCTTGCGTCCCTATCTATAGAGATAGCTGCGGAGTTTGCGCGGGCACTGACGATCAAGAAGATTCTTGGAATGATGTCGCACGGCGTGAACGCCTGGCTGAAGCTATGTACGACGTCTAGTCGTATTCACCACCACTGTTCAACTGATACTAACACCTTTAGATGTGCACATAGACGCCCTAATCTCGGCCAAGTTCCGAGTGATTCGAGGTATCGAGAACTATTTATCGCGAGCCCCGGTTACACACTTGTTGGCGCTGACTTATCTGCTATTGAGCTGCGCTGCCTCGCTCATTTCTTAAGCCGTTACGACACAACCTACGCAGATACTTTACTCAATGATGACATTCATCAAGTCAATGCGGACAAGCTTGGGATTTCAAGATCACAATGTAAAGTTGTCCAATACAGCTTTTTATATGGTGCGTCGAATCTCAAAATCGGCCAATCATTCGATTCCTCACTATCAAATGACGAAGCAGCAAAAAAAGGTGCGGAGATTAAAGCTGCATTTATTCAAGCTATCCCTGGCCTTGACAAGTTATTGGCCGCATGTGAATCAGCGTTTGAAAGAGGGTTTCTTCGAGCAATTGACGGTAGGAGAGTTTTTCTGGATTCAAAACACAAAACGCTCAACTGGCTATTACAAAGCACTGCGTCAATAATTGCACGTAGGTGGATGATTATCGCCGACAATAATATCAAAGAACTAGGAATAGAGGCTCATCAATTAGCCTTTATCCACGACGAACTGCAATTTGAAACTCTACCCTTAAATGCACAAACACTATCAACATCCCTGGTACTTGCAGCAGCAGAAGCAGGAGAATATTATAACTTCCGAATCCCTAGTGGAGCAGAAACTAAGTCAGGAGATAGTTGGGCAGCGACTCACTGATTTTGAAGCGTTGATGTGGGCCACAGGTATTTTTGAAGGAGAGGGTTGTTTAACTTATCATTCAACTCAAAATCGATGGGTCTTCAAAGTAAAAATGACTGACAAAGATGTTGTAGATAAAACCAGTAAAATTTTTAAGATCCATTACAGAGGACCTTATAAACACAAAAGCAAAAGAAAAGATGGGGGTGAACTTAA